ATAAGAGTTAGCTAGAGTATGGGTGAGGCCCTCGCCCAAGCTCCGAAGCATATCGTAACCAACTTGGGCAGTGAGATAGCGAGGTTCATCCCAGGGCATCCTCATTCGTTCTATGATGTCATTACGGGGGGACTCTTTCCCCTCCCATTTTTCGGGAAGGTACTCGTCTATGTTGACTACTTTCTCAGTCATGGTCGTTCTCCTTGCTTATAGAACTTACGGTAGCGGTGGCACACCAGTCCGTAGAGCACCGTTCTGTTGCGCTCCCGGTCGCGGGGTACCCGGTGGTACCAGTGGCCCTGCCTGGCCCGGTGTTTGTAATCCTGGAGTCGGCGGGGGAATTCCCTGTAGGGCGTTGGGTAGGAACTCAGGGGGCAAGTTGCCGCCTGCGCTTTCGTTAGTATTCGGGGTAGGCGCGTTCAGCATCTCTGGCGATACGCCGCCCTGCATCGCGGCCTGCATCATCTGATTCAAGAGCATCTGGAACTGGATGTGCCACCACTTGGCTCCTTCATCGCCGCGTTTGGCCAGGGCGTCTGTCAGCCGTTGGGCCTGTACCAGAGGGTTCTGTATAGCCATCTCCTGGAAGATAGCGTCCATCTCAAGGTCCGAGTCCTGTAGCTCCAGCACTTCTTCCCGGATGCGGTAGTCCGACATCAACGGTTGACCACTGGGACCGGGCTGACGCAACAGTTGCGCCTGGTTGATCTTGGAGGCATTGTCTTCCGGCAACTGAGGCCGCAAGATGATCTCCACTTCCGGTAAGTCCTCAATGTCCATAGGGGTGATGGTAGCCGAGAACCAGCGCCGGTTCCTGCCCTGGCCACTCAGTTCCATGGAACCAAAGGCCCCGGTAACAAAGTGGTCAACCCAGAGATTGGATACCTGCCGCAGTGCCGTGGAGATTGCCTGGGCGTCCGGGAGTACCCGGTCCCCTACCCCGCTCTTCAAGGTATTCATGGCGAAGCCGGATATAGTGGCCGGGGTTTCTCCGAACATGATGACTGGAAAGCCACCACGCTGAAGTTGCCCGTTAATCAGGCTCAAGTACGGGTTGGTGTCACCGGCTGCCTTGATAAAGTCGTAAACAATGAGTTCTTCCCCGGCAGCCAGGGGGATCTCCGCACCTGCCTTGAAAGGGTCTCCCTCAACCAACTTGACCCCATCGGCACTCCGGATACCAAAGACCGGCTTCAGGCTACGGTGAACCAACTCCTTCTGAATGGACATAACGTAGTTATTGTCATCCCAGGTAGACCGGTTGGAAGCGAATATGCTCTCTCCGTAGTCCGCCAGGGAGTCCGCAAGCTGCACATTCATTATCTGAGGGCTGTAAGCAAACCCCAGTCCACCCTCACCGCCTACGCCCGTCCGAACTATCGGGGGCTGTAGGGTAGACATCACTACCCATCCCGGTGTTCTATCTTGTCCATGACGAAGGCTTTTGACCAGAGCCCCACTCACACTCCGTAGTGCCGGAATTGTGATGGTATTCTTTTCATCGTCGTAATAGTCATAGATAAGGACAGGGTCGCGTTTGTTGCGGTCGGGACCAAAACCCGTCGTGCCCGAACTCCCACATGACTTCTTTGGGATCCCAGGGAGTGGCATCTGCCCAGGCCCGTCCGTCCCTCTTCATTAAAAGGGCACGGCCCATAGTGTGCCCGAATATCGGCATGGAAAATGACATGTGCTGACGTAGACTAGGTTGACCGATAAGGGCCAATCTTGCGTCGTTGGCCCGGAAGTTGCCCAGGATGAAGCGTTCCTTCGCGTTATCGTCGTCGCGGGCGCTACGGGCATCGTTTTCCTGCGGCGTCTGAACCGTCATGGCCGACCCGGAGAGCAAACTGATACCCTTCTGGGCCATCGTGCGTGGGTCATTGGAGGTATGTGTCTCGTAGCCCCGCAGGCCCTCTGGAGAATAGGTATCCAACAGCCACCGCTTCTCGTAATCTATGGCCCAGCGAGTGCGTAGCTTCTGGGTATCCGTCTCTTTCTGGTCTACCTTTTCAATTATGTCGTCAGCGAGTGCCATACTCTAATGATACACCACCTTGACCCGTCGGTTATCAAAGGACCGCTCAGGACCGAAATCCGAGAGTAGATACCGTTCCGCATCCATCAGGTGATACGTGCTCTTGGCCTC